TTTATTTTGCTATAAATATCATTTGTGAACGTATATCTTCCTCAAATGCTTTTATCATGTTTAATTGATAATCTTTAATTCCTTCTTTAAAAGGTTTGCTAAAAAAATAAGTTGGTTTTAAACCTTGTGCATATATACTTTTTTGCAACCAAAAACCCATATCCCTATAACTTCCTTTTTTAAATTGACCAGCTCCTTTTTGCCCTTTTCTTACCCTAAACCTAATATTTTTTCTTTTCGCCCACTCAATCAATCCTTCTAATGGTGGCTTTTTTGTTTTGTATTTAAATTTACTGTATGGTGCTTTTTGTATTCCTTTCCTGCCAGTTTTTTCGCTATCAACCAAAGATGGGTCTGCACCACTTACACCCTCATCTACAAATACACCATAATCTGTCATGTAAAACTCTACAAGATATGCTTGATTGTCTTGTTCAATCTCAAATTTTATTGAGTTGTATAAATCACCACCATCCTTTTTTTCATTTACAAGGTTTTGTTTTGATGTATTAACTACATATTGTCCAAAACTATTAAGTACTTTTTCAAGGTTATTAAATTCCATTAGCAAATATTAATATCATTATATATCAATACAGTTATATCTGCACTCCAACCAGCAAGTTGGTTTTCAAACCTATCTAAAAAAGGTGTTAAAGTTGGGTTACCATCTAATTGATACATATCTTGATGTAATGTTCCCATCCTTAATTTCTGTATTAGCTTGTTTAAGACCAATAGCTGCGTGTTTAGAATATCTTGCTCATTATCGTTACCAGTAAATCTATCTGTTGTTATATCCTTTGATTGGTCTACAATATCACAAGCTAAAATACTTATGTTAAACCTCAAAACTTGTTCTTCTGCTGAAACACTATTAACTATAATATGTGCCAAAGGAAATATGTCTTGTTTATTTAGGTTTACATTGCTAATATCACCAATAGAAACTGTATTGGTAAATTCCGTACCTCTTAATTGTTCTTCTATCGTTGAGGTTAATTGGTAATATCCTCTTATTCCTTGTTGGCTCATTTAAAATTTTGTTTAATTCTTTTTGCTTCTACCTCTGATTTATCTTTCATAAATGATAACATCATGAAACATTCATGTACTCCTAGTTTAGTGATATTTTCAAATCTTGTAATGTCTCCTTGAGCAAGTCCGTAAATTGAGTTATACCACCCCCATTTTGTTGTGAAGTTAGATACTGCGTCAAGGCTTGTGTTTGTTCCTTGTCCAAATAGTTCATCATAGTTTTCGACAAGTCCAGACCTAAATTCCACAAAAAAAAAATTGACGATAATACTGCATCCATAGGCATGTCCAAAACATCAGCATCTTTACCTACAATGTATTCCTCTATTGTGTATTTGTCTTTTATTTTATTTACTATTGGTCTATATAAAACCGCCATTGCTTTTTCTATATTTTCCCAATCACCAATAAATGTGTCTAAATCTATATATTCACCTAATGTTAAATCATCTAATTGTGGATGAAAACCATAATTAATATTGTTTAGCTTAAAATTTCTAACAAGGTTAGGCTTTTGTTCGAACATTTCTGTTAGTGTATTTACTATTAATTCACTATCATTAAACCTTAATCTCATTACATCTTCAAGCTTTAATTTGCAAAATATCTCAATAATTTTTGCATTTAAAAAACTCTCATCATCTACATTTTTCTGTATTTTAAGAAAATGCTTATATTGCCTTAAAGTAATTTCACTTAAATCATTTGGTACTGTAATATTGATATTCATACTTATATAACGTTTTTAAAATGGTTTTTTATAGTAAGGTAAATATAATAAAAAAAGGCACACCATTTCTGATGCACCTCTTAAACAAAACTAACTTACTTAACTAAATCTTTCTATTGATGTTATACGGTGTTACCTACAATAAAAATTACTTGCCAAGTACTTCATTGATGGTATTGTTGCTAAATTCAATTTTCTGCAAGGCGGTTTTAAGTTTGTGCAATTCTGCAAGGGCTTGTGTATTACTTTCGTTTACTGCATTTATAGCACAAGGCTCACATTGTCTAGCGTATTTATCACCAATAAAATTCTGTTCACAATTAACACATTTGCTCATATAATTCCCAGGAGCAAAACCGCCAATCGGGTATTTAATTTTCGTAATTTTTTCAGTAGGTAACAATGTATATAAGCCATTGTCTTCCGTTTCTTTTTGCTGTTTTTTCTTTTTATCCATAATGTTTTTGTTATTTAATTAAGTTCGTGTTACAACGGCTCATATACTCATCCGTTAGGCTTAATTTAAGTTAAATCATACTTGCCTCGTGACAAGTGCCACTACACACTCCAGGCTTGTCTATATCTGCACCACATTCTGTACATTCATATTCTGGGTATTCGGGAGTACTATACCAATCCATAATATTCTGTTTTTAATTTACCATTACGGTAATGTTCTACAATTACACCAGTACTTAAAGCTATTGTCTTATATGGTCTGATGCTTTTTTTAATTAGGAATTTATCTATTATCTGTTTCATATCTGTTTTATTTATTCTTCTTCTGTAAATACCGAGTGTTCTTTACACACGCAACAAATGTCTGTTTCGTCCATCCATCTACCAGCGCCGCAACAATTACTTAATTCTTCCATTTATATATATGTTTAAAGCATTTAATACAATTACAAAAAATGCTAATATTAATACTATTATTATTTGTGTTTTAAACTTTTTCATTAGTCAGTTCATTATATTTTTCAATATAAGATTTTGCATCTTCTAAAAAAGTTGGTGCAATATGTTTTAAAACACCTCTGTTATCTTCCATATAACTAAAGTAGGTTTCTAACCTAATCTTAATAGCATATAGTTTTTTAAATTCTTCTAATGGTAAATTAATTCTGTCTTTCATATCTGTTTTGTTTTAATTAATATAATACAATATACAATTTTATTAACATATAAACAACTTATTATTAATCTATATTTTAATGTAATGCATATTTACCAAAGTTTGGTCGGCTTAAAATTGAGTAGGTTGCATAACGGCAGGGGTCAATAATATGGTTATTTTTATCTTCGGGAGTGTTTATGAGCATACCAGCTTTATCCTCTTTCCATTTATAATTCCTAAACTCACTTATTGCATTTGTTGAAGTTGATAGTATATGTATTTTATACCTTTTTAATAAATCAATACCAGCATTTATACTATCCTTACCTTTTATACTTGAAAATATATTATTTCCCATTGAACGAAGTTCTGATATTAATCTAGGTTCAGCACTATCAGCATATATTGGTTTATTTGTAAGATTTAGTTCTTTAAGGAATTTATTAATATCATTTGTAGTCATTTGAGTTCTGTACAAATGTTCTTGTATGTAAAGGTTATGTCCTTCACTATAAACAGAGACAAAAGTTGTGGGGTCATTTGTGTAACCAAAATCCATTCCGTATGCAATTAGTTCAGCTGCTTGTGGTATTTGGTTTACCTCAACATACTTAAATATAGTGCTTCTACTGGCTGCACGTTCACCTAACCCATATATTTGCCAATATTGTTCGTCTGTATCTCTTAACCTCTCTATTTCATTCCTAATAGATGTTTCAATAAAAGGGTTGTCTAGGTAAGTTGTTTTATAAAAAACACAATCATCTCTTGGTATTAATTTGTCATATATCCAATGATACTCATCTGATGGGTTAAAATCAAGTATTATCCTATCTTGTGTCCTAAATAATAATTGCTGCATGTCTTCGTAATACAACTCATTTCCTTCATTGACAAAAAGCAAATCCCTTTTTCTACCTCTAATCTTTTGTGGCTGGTCTAAAGATATAAATTCAACTAGGTTACCAAATAGGTGATATTCTGAATTAGATTTATTATGATATTGCTCACTATAACAATTATAATTTTGCAGTATTGCCATAAAATCACGCATCACAGTTGCACGTAAACTAGGAAATGATTTACGACAAATTGTTATAACCTTATTATTGTTGTTTGCACAATAGTTAAATATTATCCATAAAAGTATATTGTATGTTTTACCCGACCTTGTACCGCCTTGCTCAACTACAATCTTTTTATCCGTATTAGCGAGATGCTTATATACTATGTTAGTCTGTATCTTCGGTTTTATCAATTATCTCTATTTGAAAATTAGTTGGCATACCATCTGCGCCAGTTATTTCTTGACGTTCAATATAACCTCTTTTTTTACCCTTTGTTGCTAAATAAAATTTAATTAATTGAGTGTTTCCTTTTTCAATTTGTTTAAACATTTTGCTTTCTACATAATCAAGAGCCACGTTATTAATATCATCTATTTCTTGTTTAAATAAATCATCGTTTTTATAATATTCATAAAACGTAGACCTATGTATGCCAACATTTTTACAAGCGGTTGTTACCACACCCATTGATTTTTCTAATGCAGCAATTAAATTATCCTTTATATGTCGTTTTTTGTTGTTTTTATTCATTGTAAATCTTTTGAAATTTATCTGTATTTATGTTATAATCGTACCCTAATTCATTTAATACAACTTTTATTTTTTTCATTGGAAAACTTTGTGAAGCATATCCTAAAGAGAATATAAAATTTTTAAAAACGTGTAAACTTACCTCATCATGTTTTGATAGGTATTTTTTAATTTCCTTTTTGCTATGTTCCTTTTTTATACTATTAAAAACATCATTTTTTTCTATTACACCTAATTTTTGAAAATATTTATTAATGTTTGCACTATGGTTTTTTAATGTTAATTGGTTTTTAGTTTTGTAATCATATTGCCTTTTATTTTCTTTTATTATTTCTCTCATCATATTTAATTGTTCATCTTCATTATCAAATAAATAAGGATAGCCTTTACCAACTAGTTCGGGAAATGTACACCTATTAGGTAATATGGTGATTTGTTCGTTCATTATACTTTCCGCTATACTAATGCAATATGTTTCGTGCCTACTATTAATGGTGTTTGCATGACATTTGGATAATTCCTTTATATAATCACTGTGTTTTGTAAATGATTTAACAATACAATATGGTTTTTTATTGATTGTATTTATATTGTCTTTATCTCCTGCTGTTAAAATAACTTGAAATTCTAGTCCTTCATCCCATAATTGGTCAAATATATTAAAAGTGATTTGCCAATTTTTATACCCATCTAGCCTATGATTATAAATAAAAGTAAATTTATCGTATTTGTTTTTACTTTTAATTTTATCAGTGTAACCACCAAGAGTAATAATGCTTTTTTCTTTTAATAATTTTATTTTGTCTTCATTTAAAATATCATTTGCTTCCTCCATTAACATATCATAACAATATTGAGTATGGAAAAAATTAAGGTCTGTTCCTAAACTCCCAACTATTTGGTCATATAAAATATGAGTACAAGGTAAATAATTTGTAACTCTTTCTAAACTTCTGTGTATTACATAGTGGTGATAATTAAATACCTTTGGTCTAAAAGCATCAACAATAGTATCGGGGAAATATTTTAAATGATGTCCTTGTTCCACAACATTGTTCCAAATAATATCAAAAGCATATTTTTTAAATATCTCTCTGAAAATATTAGAATTAAAATGTATTACTTGATGTTTTTTACTTCTTGGCATTGGCACTTTTAAAATTTTAACCAAAGAGTTTAAATCATCTTTTACATATTTCCTATTACTATCAATTAATAAAAAGAAATTATATTTTTTTGTTTTTAATAATTCATTGCATAATTGTTTTATAATAATATAATTGCTGTCAGCATTAAGGTTGTTTACCGAAAGCATTGGGTATATTAAAACATTTAGTTTTGTATTTTGCATGTTATGTTTGGATATTTTTTAATAAAATTTTGAAAGTCTATTTCCATTTTTTCATATTCATAATTAGGCATAGTCAAACTTATAACCACTTCGTTTTTTTCTGTTGCATTATCATCTTCTAAAATTTCTCCTTCATCATAACTTTCTTCTAATTCTAAAACATCTAAACCCCAATCACCTAATAATTGATTGTCCCAACCATTTGCCAACATATCCCAATCCCATTGTCCAAACCCAACATTGTCTTTTATAATAAATTCTTTCTGTTGTTCCTCTGTTAAATCATCTGCTTTTAAAATATAAACTTCTTTTAAACCAGCCTCAACAGATGCTTTTAATCTCATATTACCACCAAGAACAACCATGTTTTTATTTACAACAATTGGTCTTAATTTTAACATTTGAGGAAATTTTTTAATTGAATTTACCAATTTATTAAATTTATAATCTTTTATAAATCTTGGATTATTTTCATTTGGTATTACTTCACTAATTTTTACCAGTTCCATATATATAACGTTTTTAGTCTTTATTTTTATTTAGTTTTAATTCTAGCAATTTTTCTCTTATTGCTTTTCTTTCTTTACCCTTTGGTAATTTGTCAAATAATTGCTGCAGCTTTTGTATTAGTTTCTTGCTCATAATTTACCTATTTCGTTTAGTACTTCCTGATAGTATTCTATTGATTGGTTGTTAGATGGTTTTATTAATTCATTTTCAAGTATAAGTCTTGTATGTACTTTAGCACATTGTTTTGCCTCTGTGCTTGTTGTAGTTTCTACATAAAACGCTTTTGCTAATTGGTATGCTTTCTCTTTTGGTGTTTGCATAAATAGCCATTCTTTTTTTATCATGATGCGCAATTAATTATTTCATACTCATTTTTAGGCTTCTGCCATTCAAAAGATTTTAATATTAATCCTGCTCTCTCATCATATATCTTCATTTGTGTTTTGTTTAAATCTCTGTAAAGTATTTCATTTTCAGTAAAATCAGATTTAATCTTTTTTCTTAATTCCTTTATTTCACTTAATTGTTCTTCGTATTTTTTTATTTTGTTATTAGCGTTATTGTATTTGCTTTTAATTTCTTTATACTGATTTAACAACCTTTCTAATTTTGGTAATTCCTTATAATCAGCATCTGGACTTATTTCAAAATAGCTTTCCAAAGTATCAAAATATTCTTCCCTATATGTTTTGTAAACCTTAAACATTTTTAACGCGTGTATTACTGTAGCGTGGTCATAAGTTTTTAATTTAGGTTGTGTTCTCATAAAAGCAGATATAGCACTTGGTCCTAAATCAAACTTATTTTTTAATAAATAACATAAAAAAGCTCTATGTTCTATTATATTTCTAACCCTTGTTTTTTCAAATATATCTACTCCAGTAATCGATATTAGCAAATCGCTTATTTCTTTAGGTGTTTTTAAAACTGGTATATCAATTTTATTTTCTTCCATTGCTTTGTAATTTTTGTATGTATAATGCTGCATCCATTAATTCTTCTTTTAGGTGCTGCAAAAAATCATCTTTGTTATTGTCTTGTAGTGTTGTTTTGTATTTGTCTATGCCTACGCAACTTCTTATATCAAATTCTCTTTTTAAATCTTCTACTATTTTATCTTTCATTTTATTTTTTGTTTGCATTTCTTTTTATATTAAATTCAACCAAATATAATTCCATTAAAGGCTTAAATCTTGTAGTTGATGCAACCGCTGGGTGGTCATTTTTTGCAAGTTTTGAATATTCTTTAAATAGAAAATCTAATGCGTCATAATCATTGTATGTTTTTGTAAAAGCTATTTTTATCATTTCTCTAACACAATACGCTTGTATTTTTGTTTTGCCATATTTTACAACAAGGTTTGATATTTTTTCTATAAGATAAATTGAGAATTTATAATTCATTATAACCCCGCCACCTTTTTTAAATTTACGTCTTGTTTTCCAAAAAAACAAATTAACTAAATTACCAACGGATATATTGTTGGAGTTTTTTAAATATGCATCATAAACTAAATTATAATCTTTTGAATTTGTTGAATATGCTTTTAAATAGTCTAGTGTGTTCCAAGCCTTATTGCCATTGTTTAGGCTTATGATAGCATCTAAATGTTCTGTTTCTTGTTCTGTATCAACCCAATTAATTATGTAGGCTGGTATTGTTTTTTGTAATAATAGTTTAGCGCTTTCAATCCTATGATGTCCCTCTATAACATCACCTCTTGAAGATATAACTATTGGCATCATCCAATTAAATTCATTTAATTTTGATTTAAAATTCTCTGCATGTTTTAAAACTTTATCCCTATTTACATTAGCGGCTTTTAATTTGCTAATTGGGTAATAAGCATTGTACTCTCCTCTTTTAATTTCTTGCGTGTTCATCTGTTTTGATTTTAATTATTAATATTTATTGTGTTCTTAATTTTAAAAGGTGATAGCACTCTGTGTATTTTTGTCTTGCCTTACCTTTGTATTGTTGTTTAAATAATTCATATAATTTTCTTGTGTATTGGTATTTAGTTGTGCAATTTTTAAAATATTTCTCTGCAAATTTTTTACCTTTACCTTTAAAATAGTTTACGTTATCTGCGGTATCACCAACAATCATTTGCTCATAAAAATTAAACATAGCTTCTTCCTCTGATATATCTAATATAGTTTGGTGTTTGTAGTGATAATTGTACATCAAGCAAGGAAATTGTTTATAGTCTTTGTCTATTGATACTATCATTACCTCATTTCTACCAACATCTTGGCTAATTTGATACCAATACCTAGCGACCATATCATCTGTTTCTACACCATAACCTATAATACTATCATATTGTTTTATTACGTATTCGTGCATTTCATGTAACAATGGCGGCAAATCTTGTTTTTTTCTATTTGCCTTGTATTTTGATGTTATAAGTTTTCTAAAATTACCTTTTGCACCACTAAATGTTAGTACTTTATCAATGGTGTATTTTTCCTCTAAATCATTTACAATTTTCATAAACTGCTGGTCAAATTTATTCCTAGCGTCTATAATATTTCTGTAAAATATATCGTCATCTAATGTTTCTCGTTTACGATAGCAACTTGCAAAAATTAAACTATCAGCATCTACTAATAAAATCATATTAATGCCTCTTTAATCATTTTAAGGTGCATTTCTTGCATTTTCTTCTGTTCTTTAGTTACCATATTGATTATAGATGGTAGGTCTCTAAAAACCTGGTCTACATTCATTACAAGTGTTTTGTCATCATTGTAACCAAAATATAATTCGCCATCACGACACCATAAAGTATCTGTTTCATATATGTAGGTATGCGATTGCGCCTCTTTTAATTGTGATTTTAAAATTTCTATTTGAGCTTCTAATTTTTCTATTCTGTTATCTTGTCCCATTTGTCTATTGTTATGTTAAGTCTTAAATAATTTTTATTTTTCGTTTCTTTAACTTGGTAGTTAATTGATATGTCTGATATAGATGTATCAGCATCTGTATAATACTCTATTTGTTTTTTTAGCTTTTCCCAAGCTGCATCGTTAACTTTCATATTAAAATGATTGTATTATAAAACTATCATTATCTATTCGTATAACTTGTGTTTCATATTCTATTGCATCAATGTCTGGGTAATCTTCTTGTCCGTAATCTAATTGGAATTCTTCAAGGCTATCGTATTCTGCATAATCACAACATAGCGCAATAACATCTAATTCTACTTGTTCCCCAGTGCTGTCTTCGTATTCTTCTAAATATTCAAATAAGGCTTTTTTTCCTTTGTAAGTAAATTGGTTTTGCCTATCCATATTATAAAAGGCATCTTGAAATTGTCCGAAAGTAATTGTTTGTTTCATCTGTTTTGTTTTTAAATTAAAGTTTTTTACCACATAAAGGGTACATTCTAGTGTAAAATGATTGTCCTTTTTTTATTTTTTTGTTTTTAAATATTATATCATGTGTAGCAATCTCATCAATTCTACCATAATAACCTATTTCTTTTCTGTCAGGTTTTTCTATAATCATAGAGCCAATATATTTATCGTCTATCATATATTCTAAAAAATAACCTAATTTTTCAAATTGAGACATTGTGTTTTGTTTAATTAATATAAAACAAATATAATGATAATTATTAACATATCAACATAAAAACTACACTAATTTGGAGATATATTTATATTAATTCTACTTGCCTCATTTTCGGTTAGTAAATAAACATCTTTATGTATTCTTTTTTTTGTGTAAACCGTAGTGTCTGGACAATATTTTTTTACTGTTTTTGGCATTTTTAAAGTATTTAACCAATACATAAAATTTCCTTTTGGGTCATTCACAAAAAATATTTTTACAATATCTTTATCAAGCGCCATTAAATTATCGTATTTTTCTTTTTCAAGCATTTTTTCTTCATAATGTGTTTTTCTAAATTTCATTTCAATAACACAGTCAACACCTTTGGATGTTTTACCAATAGCATCATATATTTTATTTCCACCAGCACACCATTCTAAATCCCAACCATCAAGGTTAAGGAGAAATACAACAGCTTTTTCCCACTCATTTATTGTTTTAATTCCCATTGTTCCAAATTATATTAAGTTGTTTTATCCATAATTTTATTTTTTTGGGGTTACATGTGCAAGGTTTGTGGTATTTATGGTTATAATACTTTGCGTGTAATTGGCATATTAGTTCAAACTCATTACCTTGTAAAGTGTTCTTTGGTTCAGACCTAAAGTTACTCCAGCTTTTAAAATCTTCTTTAGTAAATTTTACCATCTTTCAATTTTTATTTCGTTTAACTTTTTTCTTCTGTTGTTACAATCACATTTAGTACCTCTTAA